AAATTTTTTAATTTACCTGATGAAGCCAAGAAATATGTTAATGACTTAGTAAACGAAGCAAGACAAAACCCTAAATCAACGGTATTGAAAAATTTTTATAATAAAACTATCAAGAATGGTAAAATGGATTTATTGTTAAGTAACATACAAAACCCAACTAAAAAACGTAATTGGTTGGATCAGCTTAAATTTAATATAGCAACAAGTATGTTTTTAATAGTAACAGGCATTTCTATTCCTAAATGTCTTCAAAAAAACCATAATCTTTTTATGTTGTCCGTGGCAATAGCTTCAAACTTTTTAGTGGAAGGTAGTTACGATGAAAGATACAATACTCGAACTCTTTGGTAATTGTTACCAAAGAGTGACAGTTTATAAAGAGTGACAGTTTATCAAGTGTCACTGTGGATACTTTTGTACTGGACTGATTGTCCGATTTATTGCCGATTTTCAGCATATTTGGTTGTTATACGTCCATTCTTATTGATTATCACCGTTGAGAATATCACTAAGCATTTTTAACTACTATAAAAGGTTGTTCCTTTAGATCAACTTAATTTTATCGGTTTATTTTTTGGTTACACGGCACAAAACTTATCAATTTGGCATAATATTGATTAATCGAGATTACATTTTAGTTTAATGCCAAGACGAAAAAAAGTACCCCCAAATAACTCAACCCCAACCCCTAAAAGCCCTGTATCAGGCAAGGCTAGTCGGTTTGATAATCTAATACCAAACGTACCTATCGAGTTTGGGCATTATCCCATTTGGGAAAGACAACCCTACGAAATGGCCCAATGGTTTGAAAAATTTCAAGCTTTTTATGTCCATCTTCCCGCGGGGTACAGATCATTAAATCGTGCTTTTAATGATTGCGCTGCGTCGGCAGGTGAAGATATTCCAAAGACTGAAAGTAAACGCAGTATTACTATTCCGGAACAATGGCAATTAGCCTATAAAATGTATCGATGGGAAGATCGAGCTAAAGCATATTGGCTTAAAAAGATACAAGATCAAGAGGCTTATAGAGATGGAATTTTAAAGCAAATAACAGATAAAAGCATAAGGAATGCGTTTAGAACACTCGAAAAAAGCGAGGAGATAAACAATCGTTCGCTAGACGACCCTAACGGTAATTGGAGTCACAAAGACGCTGTGATCATGACTAAAGCTGTCACGGAAATAGTAGAAAAAGCATTAGGGCTTGACACTGTAGAATATGCTATTAGTATTTTACAAAAAAATGGGTTGGCCGCAATCGACCCCGACGGGAACCTGATAGGACAGCCAACAAATAAAGGTAATTTAGAAAATGAAACTATCTTATAGAAATCTCTCAAAGATAAAAACAGCGACCGAAAAATATCGACTTGTTAACACCAAAGAAGAAATTGTTTTCCCTCAATTACAAGAGGGAAAACAAGCTTTATTTGGAAAAATTGACGCTGATGTAATTATATTCGGTGGAGCCGCAGGAGCAGGAAAGACCAGAGCCTTATTAACTGATTTTGTTCGTCAAGAATATATTGACAATCCTGATTACCGGGCTGTCATGTTTCGCCGGACTTATCCTGAATTTACTCAAGCTGGGGGATTAGTAGATGAAAGTCGTAAAATCTATTATCCTATCAAGGGTACTTTTATAGAAAAGCCTAGTCTTGAATGGCGGTTTCCTAGTGGTGCTAGGGTATCTTTTAGGCATTTACAGCATGAAAAAACCGTGCATATTTATCAAGGCTCTCAGATTACTAGGATCGGTTTTGACGAACTAACCCATTTTACGCAGGAACAGTTTTTCTATCTTCTCTCTAGAAACCGGTCTGTATCAGGAATTAAACCCTCTGTTAGAGCAACCTGTAACCCCGACGCTGATTCATGGGTAGCTAGTTTTATCTCTTGGTGGATCAACCCAAAAGACGGTTATGCTATTGAAGAAAGGTCGGGAATAGTTCGATACTTTATTAGGCAGGGAGATACGGTTTATTGGGCTGATAATAAACAAGAATTAATTGATAAATTTAGTCTTAAAGATAAGCTTTTTGAAATGATTCCTAATGATATTCAAAAAAAGTTTTTATTAAATGAAGAAATAAGCATTAAACCAGAAGACTTAATCAAGAGTTTTACTTTTATTCCTGCCACGATTTTTGATAATAGAGAACTGATAAAAGTTAACCCTACCTACTTAGCTAACCTTTATTCACTTCATCAAGTTGAACGAGAAAGGCTTCTTAGAGGCAACTGGAAGATTAAATATGAAGCTGGTACAGTATTTGATCGGACTTGGTTTGAGATTCTCGATAAAATACCCGATGATTGGAAGTTAATAGGTAAAGTAAGATTCTGGGATTTAGCGGCAACTGCCAAAGAAAATGCCGAAAACTATCATTGTTATACCAGTGGCACTCTTGTTTACAAATACCAAAGAATTAAGAACACATTGTCAGATTCAACTGAGATTAAGGAATTTGCTTATGTGATTGCCGATAATATCTGTGAACAGAAAAAGGTAGGGGAAGTTGAATTAATGCTTAAAAATACTGCTGAATTAGATGGGAAAACTGTAGCTGTAAGATGGGAGCAGGAAGGGGGGTCGAGCGGTAAATTTGTCGAAAATACCATTACTAATGTAATTAGAGAAAATCATCCAAACCATGATGTTAAAGCGATCGTACCTCAAGGGGATAAGCTAACGCGAGCTTTACCAGTAGCCACAGCAGCCAGCCGGGGACAAATCTTTATCTTAAGAGATGGGACGTGGAACACTCGGTTTTTAAATGCCTGCCAGGGTTTTGATGGTAGCAAAAAAACACCCCCGACTAATGACATCGTAGATAGCCTATCGGGAGCATTTTATTCCCTTGAAAATGAGTTTCAGGGACATGAAAAGGTTATTAGCACGATTGTTACTTCTGCTCCTGTTAATCGGTTTAGGAGCGGTTTTAGGGGTTAGTATCAGTAGCCACATTCCCAAACGATACCAGAAGTATTAATGTTAATTTCCTCTATTTCGATTGGATTGTCATTATTGCTATTAAAATAATTGCACCAATGCCAGATAGCCTTTGTTTCTGATTCTGCTGCAACAAGAAGACCAAATGATGTAACTGAATCTCTAATTAGGTACAGATTCATAAATCCTCGTTAACAGTTGTAAAAATATTCTAATCAATTTGATTTACTAGAGACTGTTTTTTAGCAATTTCTTTGTTATCAAACCCACAAAGAAAATAAAAACAGACCTTTTTCTCTAAAAGAGATAATTGATGCCAGCAAAGCCAAAAATGACGCTGGCTTGGAGACATACATTCTTTAATTTCTTCTCCCATTGTTTTACTCCTCATTGATTACAAAAAAATCGTGAACAAAATAATTGACAACCTTGACCGCTTCCTTGACTCTTGGAATAAAGTCAATATCTAAGGTAATAAAAATAAAAGGGTCTTCTGTTTTTTTTGTGTTTTCCAGCTTATGGTAGCAGGATATGTCCAGCAGCAAAATATCTCCTGCTTTTAAAACCAATCTTTGTGTATCTTTTCTTTGGACTAATAAAGAGTTTATTTGATCATCCATACTTTTAAAGGGATTATAATCTTTCAAGAGTTTTTCTAAGGTATCATTGTTTACTGTAGAAGAGTAGAGTTCGTAGTTGTCACCCTGAACAACTAAAATAATTGAATATTTTTTATCTTTATCAATGTCGTCAACGTGCCATTCTACCCCCAATGTCCACCATAGAGAATAAGGATCAAACAACTCTGAAAAAGGATTGTTAACCCAATTGTGTTTTGCTCTTGCAGAAAAGGTAGTAGAACTGCTCAATTCTACTATCTTGTTTAGCTTGTCTAGATTGTGATATTTGCCTAATTTATACAGAGGTTTCATTTTTTTGTTTGGTTGATGTTTATTGACTGATAACTGATAACTGATCGAAACTAAGTAAATAATCTTGATGCAATACTGCGTAAATACATCCATTCTTCTTCAAGCATTAATTCCGGTTTAGAAGAACTGGCTATATTAAACAAACAAAAGTTAATTTCGTCTATGGGATTACCATCGTAGAATAACTCAATATCAGTATTTGGGAAAAATGCAAAAAAGCCAAACTTAAAGTCGGCATTTTGGCGATTTTCGCAGGTTAGTGTAGCAAAATGATCTGAATTTGAACTTATTTTTAGTTTCCAGTCAATAATTAAAGGAAAATCTTCTTTGCAATGTTCTCTTTCCTTTACCCATTTAGCAATTTCGTCGATTATCCATTTTTGATCCTTTTGGATAAAATAATGAACTCCTTCTGAGTATTTAAAAGGATAAATTAACTTTGTTTCGTACCAGGTTAACTTGAACTCTTGCGGGGCTGAGTCAATCTTAGGGAATTGTCCTATATCCATCATTGTCATTGTTTTACTCCTAAATAATGGTTACTGATAACTGATAACCTTAATCTTCTATGCGCCAATCTGCATTTGCTACGGCATCATCTTATTAGGTTTCACTTCGTTAAGTACTGATTGGACAACCTACCTCTTTATCTGTTTTACACACAAATATTCTCTATTTCCGTCAGAACGACGGAAATTCAATTCGGTAAATGTTCCACACCTCCAAGATGGAAGCAATAGTACTTTTGGGTTTTCGTGTCCTTGTGATGTAAGGTAGTGATTAGCTTTGTGGAGTGTTTGACCTACTCCAAACACTGCCATTCCGATTAAGATAGCAATCAAAAGATACGATACGTTCTCTAGCCTTGCAATTGTTCCTAGTATTTTTCTGGATTCCTCGTTCATGTTCATGTTCAAATATATCGATTTGTAGAGGGAGGAATTGCACCTCCCATTTTAGGATAGCCGTAACTCCTTCTATCCTCATCAGTGCCTAGAATTGAGCCGCTAGGCATACGGGAAAGGTTCCCGTTTCGGATCGGCTAGGGCTTTTGTAAGAACAAGCACCCTAGAACGTTCGAGGGATTAGACTTATCCCGGACGATTGCACCAGGGGCAAGGCAGTCCGGCCGTCCTTGCCTACTAGCGGCCGCCGCCACTAATCCTGAGACAATATAGTACACCTCCTCCTGATACTTAGGGAGTCCCTCGATCTCCCCGTAGATAACGGTTTCTACTGGGATACCGTCAATGGGTTCTGCGGGTTCGTTGGACATTTTGACCCGCGGGAGAATCCCGGATGCTGGGATTTCCTTGAGAACCACAATCGCCTCTTTGTTTCCCAGAAACTGTTTTTTTTCATCTTGGGTGATGCCAGCTTTGTTTAATATGGTGATAGTGTGAGGGGTTGCGTTGATGATCATTGTTTACTCCTAATAGTTTTTACTGACAACTGATAACTGATGACTAATTTATTAGTCACAAACTACCCGAAAACCAATATTGCTGGGGCAATATTCTTCAAAATAGCGGTAATTGAGTCGTGCGGCACGACATCCATTAGAGCAGGTGTCGAATCCGCCCCCACGGGGAACGTTTTGACACCATTCCCAGACGTTGCCGTGCATATCGTACAATCCCCAATTGTTAGGTAATTTCTGACCCACAGGATGAGTTATAAATCCAGAATTTTCGCTATACCAAGCGTAATCTTTTAGCTGCTCAGAATCATCACCAAAGCTAAATAGGGTTTCAGTCCCCGCACGACAAGCATACTCCCATTCTGAATTTGTAGGTAGGCGATAGTTTTTCCCTGTTATTTCACTTAATTTTTGGCAAAAAGCTACGGCATTATCATAACTAACTTGTTCTACTGGGTTTTGGGGTTTGTTCATAAAATAAGAAGGATTAGTTCCCATTACCGCTTGATATTGTGCCTGAGTTATTGGATATTTCCCAATTTTAAAGGTTACGTTCGGAATCTCTATCATTTCAATCTCAATCATTTTTTTACTCCTAAATAATTTGTTTTTACTGATAACTGACAACCGATAACTAATATTTAGTCAGGAATATCATCCTCATTACCGTACCCAGTCCAAGCTTGACCACCGATTTGCTCGTCAATCCATTCTTTTAGACCTGGCGATAATTCAAGTGTTGTAATGACTGAATATGATGCAATTGGATCGTCGAATATTACATAATATTGTTTAGTGTTTTCAATTTGCGGACAAGGCAATAGATTCTCGTAAGTATCTAAAACACATAGTATGTATTTCGTACTGACAATAACAGCAATTCTGCTGCCTGATCTCGGAGAAAAACCTTCGATGCGAATACCCTTCATTTTTTTGACTCCTAATAGTTTTTACTGATAGCTGATAACTGATAACTGGTATATTAAAACTCTTGCCATGTCATCGGGTCGGTCATTGGTTCGCTGTACCGACTTAAATCCGACGGCTCAGTATCATCATAAATAAAATCGTCTGTAGGTTCGTTACTAGGAATCTCATAGTAGCGTCCGCCACAATCCACGAATCCCATCGTAGGGGAAATAACAAAAGCTTTTTTGACGGGTTGAAATTTAATCTCAGGTAATTCGCGGTTGGGAAGTTTCCCATCGGGGCTAAACCCACGACTTAACTTGCCATTAAAGGTATCGAAAAACCACTCCTTGCCGGTTTGCTGGCAAGTGACTCGGAGGGTCGTTATTTGTCCTTCTCCCCACACTTCTAAGGAGACATGGTGCTTTTGACCTCTGGCAATCATAGTGAAATTGCCAGACATAACGGGGACGCAATTAGATTTGACAGAAAGAGAATTGGATGCTAACATGGCTTTTGACCTGATAAGGGTTGACGGAAAGGCGATCACACTAATTTGGAGTTGGGAGTGGTCGTCTTTCTCTATATCTGTATATTACCGTGAAGTCAGTAATATTGTCAAGCATTATTCCAAAAAAAGTTATAATAAATTATAGAGACACAAAACTAATACAATGGTACTAAAAAACAGAGTCAAAGAATTTACAGAATCTAGAGGCATCACAATCTATAAATTCATTAAGCAAACAGGGATTGCGATGTCCACGGGATACAAGCTATCTCAGAATCCTGATCACTTGCCGTCTATCACAGTTTTGCAGGCAATCTGTGATAGGTACGAGATACAGCCTAACGAAATTGTCTATCGGATTGATTGAAAATGTTATAATTGAGAAAAAGGGCTAGGATAAATGAAGCTAATTACAGCAATATTTAACACTTATCTGAAAAAAACTCCAGACTCAGCGTCTGATTTGAAAGAGGATCAGTTGATTTTTGTAGAAAAAAATCGAAATTATTCTGTAGATAAAGTTTTACTTGAATATGGATTACACATTCAAGTAAAACTTAGCTACGGCGCAGGTGATTGGTGGGTATTTAAGCCACATTGGGATTTATCTGATTTACCTAATACCTTACCCGCGACAGCCGTTTTTAAGTTTCCTGTAGGTCGATCTCCTAAGTTGATTGAAGGAATTTTGCAATTTTATCGAGGAGATGATATCGCAATTGAAGTAGTGGCTACCAGTGGCGCAATTGGGTATCAATACCGAGGTGCCGAAAAAATTGTAGGCAAGGGACAAATACCAGAAGGACATCATTGGCAAATCAATACTAGGGGGTATTGGTTAGATACAAAAGGTGTTGAGGGGATGTTTTTTCATATTACGCCTGATCCTTACAAAGGATCAGGGTTTTCTCGATCAGAGCTTGGATTGCATCGAGACGCTAATGTACCTGGAAGCGCGGGCTGTATTGTAGTTAGAAATAGTCAAATCTTTAACAACCAAATAGTTAACTATCTGACTGGTCTAAGCCAGGAACAAAAAACAGTAAACTTATCAGTACAATACACTTGACATTTTGTTTTTTGATATGTTAGCTTATAAAAGCGGGGTGAGTGAAATGGTTTCCACATAGGCCTCATAAGCCTAAAACACTAGGTTCGACTCCTAGACCCCACATTAATCAAATAAAATCCCAATTAAGAGAATTATCAAATCCTTGAATATCAGCAAGGGATTTTTCTCCTGATTGGGTAAGTCGATAGTATCTTTTTCTAGCACCGGCTCTATCGTTAGATCGCTCGGTTCCCCATCGAGATTTAATGAGTCCTTTTTCCTCTAATTTCTGAAATACAGGGTAAAACGAGCCAATATCAAGGCTTTGACCTTTAGTGTTGGCTATAGATTCAATTATCTGTAATCCCGACAATTCTTTATTGTAGAGAGAGCGTAAAACAAGGATTTCTTTGTTTGTCATTGCTTTAAAGTTTTCTAATCGGTCTTTTTCTGGGTGATTGTCGATCTTGAATTAAATCTTGGTTTTCCTCAAGGAAAGACTCTAGCTGATCATCGGGGATTTCTCTGATCTCTCTGGTTTTCAGCAAAACAATAACCCTAGATTGTGGTGGTTTGACGACATTCGACTTGAAATCAGGAGGAATACCCGGTAATCGGTCAATTTTTGCTGAATACCTACCACATCGGTCAAATTTGTCAGACACATTTTAAATACGGTATAATATTGGTATGCCCCCGCGTTAACGGGGGACTCATCACAATTACTACTACAGAGTAAATCATGACTAATTCTAGTTTACAGCGTTTTGATCACGATGGTATTGAATTAATTATTAATACCGAGACCGGTGAGAGCTTTGCCTCAATTAGTGGATATGCCCGGATGTCAGGAAAAATACCTTCGACTATTTCTCGCCGCTTGACTATGAGGGGTTTGCGTGAAAAGGGTCTTGAACAGGCTCAAATCGAGACAGCAGGCGGGTTACAAGGTGTTGCGTTGATACCAGAAGATTTAATCTGTCAGTGGTTAATCAAAGACAATCACGAACTAGCCCTAAAAGTAATGCAGTTGGGCGTTCGCTTATTCCTTCACACCTTAGCCGGGTTTCAGGTCAAAAGTGAGGCAATTGAGACTAACAAGCGACTTGAGAGCCAAGTCGCTGAATTGACTGCCAAAATCGACGAATTGGATTATCGAGAAGTTGACTATATCGATGAAATCCTCGGCTTAAAAGACCGAATTAAAAAGCTTGAGAGCGAGAACTCTACTCTAGAGGAACAAATCGAGTTAATGGGGGGATATTAGGGGAAAATCAATAAACAAAGTTGTTTACTGCTAAAATAAAAAACAGAAATTGACACCATAACTGGTACATAACTGATAAAGCAAACCTCTGTAGTCCCTACAGAGGTTTTTTATTATCTAATGTTCGGAGCTTGGCTAGTTGTTAGATTGTAAATAGATTGTAGATAAAGCTATTAACAATGGAATCCTTGATATATATAGGTTTCAGACTTTGTTGATGTTGTTAGCCTTATTCCCGTGTCAGGATTTTTTATGTTTTTATTGCTGACTTCGATTAATTAGATTGTTAGTTTGTAAATAGGTTGTAAATACCCTTATTAACAAAGATAAAAAGGGTAAAAGTATTGATATATATAGCTTTCATTATTTCTGTACTTCTTTGTAGATATTGTTAATAATTACCCCGTGTGTATTTTTTGTTTTACTGTTGAGTCTGTTTTTTTATTGCTGACCTTGTTTGTTTTCTTTATCTTTTTTTCTCTATAGAGCATCAACAATATCTACAAAGTCTAAAACCTAGTCGGGGTAAGGATTTTGATTGTAGATAACCTTATCTACAATCAAATACAAAAAGAACAGATTAGCGATGAACCACTTCTCACCTCTAAAATTCCCTGATTAGCCAAAAATACAGCATTTTGTCAATAGAGTCAGTTTTGCGTTTAATCACTTTTATTGCTGACTTTGCTGTATATCTTCTTTTTTCTCTTTTCCTCTATAAGGCATTGACAATATCTACAAAGTCTAAAACCTATACCCTGTAAAGCTTTCGATTGTAGATAACCTTATCTACAATCTATTTACAATCTAACAATCGCTCTCTAGTATTTGTAGTATATGTAATACGGATAGATAAAAAAATACCGCTCCCTCGTAGGGCGGTAATCCAAGTCAATCTTTAAAAAAATTTTCTCATAGTCTTAATAGAATTGTCAAGACAAAAAAATAACCGCACTCCCGGGTGGTATAAAAGAGCGCAGTAGTATAAGGTATAAATATGATTACTTTTTATTATATCTCAAAAAAGAAAATTCAAGATATAATACAAGAAACAGTACGCACCTCATCGATGGCTCAAAAAGTCCTTACTGGTAACTATTTTCTTAAAGGGCAATTGTATCCTACGATTGCCAGTGAAATTGTTATTGAGATTAAAAAGGGATCGACTTGGGATGAGGAGTTTTTTATTCAGGGAGATTTTACTACATGGAACATTAATTTTTATGTAGCAAAGCAATTCGGTGAAGATCGCATGGCAGTCGGTCGGATCGATGGTTTGCAATTTGGCAATTTTATTTTACCTGCTAATGAGGGAGAAGACCCAATTGAATATCAAAATTATACTTATTTTCATTTAATTATCGATAGCAACGTTACGGATGGAATGGACGTTACTCCTGTCGCTTTTAAGGAAATTGCACAACCAAAAGCAGGAAGAGATTACTGGCAAGCTGACCTAGAGGCATCTAAAACTATTGCTAATCGGCTCGTTGTTGAACCTTTAGGACTAGATTTAATTCCCGTAGTCGTTAGGGGGGAAGTTTGATGCCAATTGAAATAACTGGAAGTTCTAGGCAAGTAATTGTTTCAGCTACTCTTGGAGGTGCTGGATGGTCGCCTGTTTTGTCCCTAGTTACTGATGGTAATCGCCGGGTTTTTCAGGTAGTTAATTGGGTAGGAGGTTCGGGTACTCCTCCTGCCACGGGTGGGTATATTGGAATATCTGGATTAGTTTCTTCAATTAGCTCTGCTGTTGATGTTCGAGGTTCTCCCGGTAGTCCAGGAGAAGGAAGTGCTTTTTACAAGCATACTCAAGCTACTCCTTCCGCAACCTGGACAATTATTCATAATTTAGGCTTTGAGCCACAAACTCAAGTTTTTAGTTCAGGAGGAGTAAAAATAGAAGCTTTTGTACAAAACCTTTCTTTAAATACTACTCAAATTATTTTTAGTAGTCCCTTTAGTGGTTATGCAATTTTATCGAGGTAATTATGACTTTTATTGAATTTTGGTCTGACACTGAATTTAAAGGAAAAATTCGGGCTTCTGTTGCCCCAGAAAATCCTAACGATTTGGTCAATTTTGGTACGTTAAATGCTCTTCTGGAAGGGTTTGATTACAAGGACGCAGTATTTGCTTCTGCCCCATCAAATATCAATTTAAATGCTCCTGGCTCGACAATTGGTGGGGTAACTATGAGTTTAGCCAATTCTCGCTTTATTGCAGCAAATCAAACTAATAACACAGAGAACGGACTTTATAATTGGAACGGAGCTTCTGTTGCAGCTACCCGCACTGCTGACGCTAGTACAGGAGCCGAACTCAGAAACGCGATTGTAACTGTTGCCTCTGGTAGTGGGAATAACGATGAGGGCGTGACTTACAGGCAGATTACTCAATCCGTGACTTTGGGAACTTCTCCTATAATCTGGCAAGTTCATGGGGCCGGAGTTCCTGACGCAAGTGAAACCACATCGGGTAAAGTACAGCGTGCTACTTTAGCCGAACTAGAAGCGGGAACAGACACAGCCAAATATGTCACCCCTTCCTTGCTTGCCAGTTGGTCCGGAAGACGGCGATCAGTAACTACTAATCCTTTTGGAGATGGCACTAATACGGTGTTTGTGATCACACATACCCTGACTGATACTAATCCCAGCGTAGAAGTAATTCGCAATAGCGGTAATAGGGATACTGTAGGAGTTTTTACGGAACGATTGAGTAATACTTCAATCCGTCTAACTTTTGCCTCTACAGCAGTACCTCCTGTGAATGGATTTGTAGCCAAATTACTAGCTTAGTATTGTGAAAGAATTTCTTGGGCCTACTGATACTTTAGATTCGATTACTACAGCCCGATGGGTTGCTAGTCGGTTGCGAGATGAAAAAGTAACTATTAGGAACATTTCTGCTACAGAGCAGATTCCTGTTACTTCTTTTCTAAGAGAAATTACTCTTTTAGAAGTGCGAAATTTACGCACAACCGTAGGAAGTGCTACAATAACTTTTAGCTTTGGCAGGGGCACTTCTTTTGGGGCAATACCAGGACTATCTAGTCTATCTCTTACTACTGCCCGGGCTAATTTTACAGTATCTGGACAAGGACAAATTATTACTACTGCTCAAGAAATTCGATTCGATATTACCAGCGTTACTGGTGGACCATTGAGTATCCCTTTTTTGTTAATTTTCCGCGAAACAGCATCGCTAACTTAAATGCCTAATAGTTTAACTGCTCAAAGCTTATTTTTAAATAGTCCCGAATATATTGAAAGATACCAAATTGCATTAACAAATGTTTCTGGGTCTTTCAATGAAATGTTAACTAATTCAGCTTTTTTTGATAGTGAAATCAAGCCTAATTTAATCGATGATACATCTGTCCGATTTTATGTTTACAAAAGGATTCTATCAGAAATGATTGTTTTTAATCCTTATGTCAAGTTGAATGTAGCTAAATTGGGAATGACGGCAGCAGTGTTTGGGGAAGCTCCAAGACTCGCGCTTTCTATTAATATTGAAGATAAATTAAATCCGATTTCTGAATCGGATATTTTGCAAGCAGTGACAGAACAATTCAACGACGAAAATCTGTTGGCTCAATTGCTAAATCAAAATATTCTCAAAGTGTCTGCGGTTTTTAATAATTAGTTCTTGTAGGAGTTTTGTTATGTTTGAATCTAAAAAATCACAAGAATCGCAATTGTGGACACCAGTAGAACTAAAATCTAAAAGACTTTATCTCTGGTTTGACGCTACTGATAATACTACTTTTGGTTGCGATAAAAATAATAGTATTTTTATCTTAAAAGGTGGAAGTAATCAGCATTTTCTACGAAAAGTATTTGCTTTCTTTAGAAAAACAGTAATTAATTTGATAGCGATTTTTAAAGGTCTGTAATTTTAATTAATGCTAATAATCGATGCTAGTCCCCGATTATGGACACCCGCAGATTTACCTATTGGAACGCTTTCATTGTGGCTAGATGCGGCTGATTTTACAATTGTCACGGGCGTGAGCGAGTGGCGTGATAAAAGTGGATTTAACAGGCACGCCACGGCGGCGACGCGCCAACCAAATGTAACGATAGTAAATGGATTGTATGTCGTTAATTTCACGGCATCCGGGGCGACGAGGCTCGACACGCCCAATTTCAACATTGCGCCCAACCGCCAGTTTTGCACCTTTGCGGTTGTGTCTGGGGCGGGGCTTCTCGGCGGGTCCACTTATCGGCGGATTTTTGTCGCCAAAGGGGTCAATCCAGATGCACTTGCGACTGGATCGACGTATCCGCAGGGCTATTTGGGTTCAGGTCCGAATGCCGGGACTGCAATGCAGATTGCAGGCGGCAATGGCGTAACAGCGCCGCAGATAACTGGCCTTGGCACCGGACCGCAATTGCTGACAGGCGCTTTTGGGACGGCAGGCCTCGCGGCAAACGAAAACTCCATCTCTGCAAATGGTGGAACTCGGTCAACGCTAACAGGTCAATCGGGTGTACTCAGCACTACGGGCATCCGCTTGGGGTCTGATGTGAGCACTGCCGCCGTCAGTTCCTGGAATGACTGGATTGCGGAATTCATCATGACGCTCGCCCTTTCATCTTGGCAAGTTCGGCTCGTAGAGGGCTACCTTGCATGGAAGCGATGGAATATGTATGCCAATCTTCCTATCGACCATCCTTTTAAAAATCGTCCACCTCTTGTTTCTGATATTTAAGGTAAAATAAAATCAGAAAATATTTGGAGAATTTAAATTGAATTACAGAAAATACTTAGCTGGAATTAGTATTCCACCAGCAGAAGTTATCACATGGCAAGATAAGAGTGGCAATAATAACCACCTTTTAGCACAACCAAAAA